GAACGCTAATATCGATCAAATTAAATGTAGAATAATCCTGACCTCTTCCCTTGCTTACATCGACAGTCATAATATAGTCGTGTGCTTTTTCGGGTTCTTTGTATATAAGTAAATCGCCACCTTCCATATATTTCTTAGGTGGCTTTGCTCTTAGACCCATTAATGTTTCTGCATTAATGAGTGTATCACCAGTACCAAAAAACGTATTACCAAATTCCTGGTCAAACTGTAGTTGTGATGTATTTGCTACAGTTTGTTCTTTCCATTCTTTATCTCTTCCTGGTACATCCCACCAGTCAACACGGAATGGTTTAAATTCGTTTACTCCTTGTGTCGCGCCTTCCCAGATTTTATAAAACGTATTTCCGATTCCATTTGCCGTAGATGTAACGATGATCTTGGTGTCTTTACCGGAAGATACAACCGGATAAGTAGAAGTATAGAACTCAGCAGCACGCTCAACAAAAGCAAACTCATCCAGGTAGAGTAGGTTGACAGAAAGACCACGAATAGAACTGCCAGATGTAGCAGCAGCGATAATACGAGAGTTGTTGGAAAACTCAAGTGATCCTTTGTTAAGTGCCTTTGTACCCGGTTGCAAAAAGAATGGGATATTCTCAAGCATGAGTGTAACCCTTGAGAGCATTTCCCTTGCAGTTGCTCCTTTGTTTGCAAGAACTGCAACTGTTTTTTCTGAATGGAAGAGCGCAAACCAGAGAAGGTATGCACATGCCGAAATCGATTTACCAGACTGTCGACAAGCAAGTACAACGTTGAAACGATGTTCTTGAAACTGCTTAAACATTTTTCTTTGATAAGGATATAGATTGAAAGGAACCAATCCTTGATCAAGCGATATAACTTTACAATATTTTTCGGCAAAGTAAACTGGATCATTCATACACCTCGCATATTCTTGTACGGAATCCTGGGTCCACTCCTGTAAAACACCGTCACGTTTTACATTTGGATTCCCTAAATAGTTTTCATTCTGATTTGGGAGTGACATCAATTATATCTTTCTCATCTTGTAATAATCTCTGCAAATCAGCAGTCGATCCAAGAAATACATTATTTGTTGTATTTCCTGCAATCTGTTTCACTTCTTCTTGATTGATATCTTTATTCTTTTTGTTGAGATCCATTAACTTATCGTTTACATCAGATAAGTTTTTAATCATGCCAGCTAATACTTCGTACGCCCGCGGGTGCTCGGACGACCGCGCGACTTCAATCATATCCTCAAGAGAAGCACGACCTTTCTCTAATAGGTCGTAGTAGGTTTCTCTAGAATATTCATAATCTGATTTAATATTTTTTTCATCCACTGTCATGAGCTATCGCTTAATAATGTTATAGTATTTGTAAATCCAAAGTCACTGTCTGCCAACCCAATAGTCGATAATGGGTTTGGTACTGTATCAATTCTTTCAAGTGCAATATCAGAATCATTTCCTCCTGCACCAATATCGAAAAGGGTTGTCTTTGCTTGACGAATAATATCTCCAGTATTTATTGCGCCATAGAAACTGACTTTCATTTCAAAGTCAAGAGTATAAATGATGGTACGTCTTTGTTCTAATCCGCCTTCGAAGTCATCAGCAAAACTTAATCCCTGTATAATAATTGGGATATCTTCTTTAAATGTAGAGTATTCTGAACTAAAAGGTTTAATAGTTAAAGTATACTGCGGATTAAATGTAGGAAGAATTTGCTCTACAATCTGTAAAGCATCGTCTTGGTTTTTTGCATATACATTTAACTGGAAGTTAATATTATATGGAACGGGTGAATAAAATTTTTGGCGATTCGTATTTGCAGTTCCAACAGTATTAAAATTACTTACTTTTGTTAGCTGCCTTTGGGTATCATACGAAAACGATGTAATTTCAAAAGACATTCTTGGCAGTTTAATAGCTACCTGTGTATCATTATAAAGATCTGGATTTTCTCTTATTCTTTCAAGATACTTTTGTTTTGGCGCATAAGAAAGAGGAACTTTAATTTGGCTATTTGGTCTTACAACATAAATGTTATTAAATAATTTGCCGAAAATAGCTACACATGTTCTAACTTTTTGATGATAAAAATGGGTACCAAACATTAATTATTCTCCGGATCGCCAAATGGATTATCCTCGCTAAAGTCAAGGAAATCGGCCGCAAGAGTACTAAAGTCGTCGTTTTGTTCGTTCGAAGAAATACGGTTATCTTCAGTAATCGAGCTAACAGTCATATTTGAATCAGCAATTCTAAGATCACCTGAAATTGTAATTGTACCAGTAGTAAATGTGTGGTACTTGTTATCGCTTGTATTAATATGTACAAGATGGAGAAGTCTATCAGAATCGGACCACCTTGTAATTTCACCCGAAATAGTTACACCACTTGAAAGTGTTTGTGTAGCTGTTTCACCTGGTACAATAATATTACTTGTTTCATCAAGTTTCAGTAAATATGTGTATGCATATTCTCTTTCAATACTATCAATTACATCAACGCCAGTATCAAGATCTTCATCATTATATTCAAAGAGTTGCGCACGTAGTTTATAAACCGGTAAGTTACTTAACTGATAAAAAGGTTGTTCATGTTCAACATGCATAATTTGGAAAAGCTTATTTGAAAGCGGAAGGAAAATTAAATCACCTTCCAGTGGACGAACCGATGTTACACCGTTATCCATCCTTGCAACTTGCTGTGTCCATCTTCTTCTAGATACTACAAACGTAGCTTCGTCACGAATCTCTACACCGAATCTTGTAAAGAGGTCGCCTTCACCATCAAAGCCTTCGATGTTTTCAATATACATTTCAATCTTATGTGAAGAATTAAAACGTGATGGTATATCGTCACCAAAGATTTTATCTTCAGATACAATATCTCTTGGTAAGTAATAGACCTCCTGGCCGTAAATCTTCAGAGATTCAATTACAATATCTTCATAGAGATTTTGTTCTGATCTGACCTTATCAGTAAAGTATACGTTTCTTGCCATTTGATTAACCTATAAAGAAGTCAGGTGGCATTTCGTGTTCCATTCGAATCGTTTCTCTTAGCTTATCAATATCTGTTGTAGCATCATCATAAATCTGTCTTCCATTCAGTATTACACCACCAGGAAGTTGCATACCTTCAAACTTAATTAAATTTGCTCCCCATTGTTGTTTAATCAGTGCAGTTGTATATTCCTTTAACCATATATCGTTATAAACCGACGTATGCGTATCAGGATCTACAATTTGGAATGTTTCTGCAACAACGTATTCACCTTCTTTAATATCTTCATCAGCAAAGTCACCAAAGATATAAAGACGGTTTTGTTTACGAGAAAACTGTACTTGCGGATGGCCATTTAGCTTTACATCAAGCAAAGCCAAGTATTGCTGCATCTGTTCGTAATATGCTAGATCACCAGCAAAATTCTGTAAGTCAGCAATATCGTTTAACATCATTTGATATTTAATATCAAAGAAATTAAATGAGCTATTAAAAGAACTTGCTATTGGGAAAAGTTTTGTAACAAATAAAACATTTGACGACAGGGGAATATATTCATTTGAAATGTCAGTAGCAGTTACTAAGTGTTTCAAATACGTACGTACTGTAGCATCTGAATGATATTCTTGATAGTATTGTAGTGCCTCGTCTACACGATCTTCAAGTTGATCCTCATCAACATTAATCTCGATGACAGGATCTCCGAGTCTTCTTTTACAATAATCTATGAGTGTAGCACGGGAGTTAGGATTTGCCATAGAGATCTCCGTATTAAAAATATCTATGGCTATTTATAATTATTTAATTCCTATATTAAAGCTAATACTAATTCTTGGATCATCACTTTGGCTTGGTTCGACATAATGCTCTAACCAACTTGGAAACATAATTAGAGCAAGCCTTTCAGGATTAATATAAAAATTATTATTTTTTATTACAGAAATATATGACCTAACGGCCGGATTAACAAGTACTAACTTTCCAGGATTCTTTGGGACCTGACAATAATATACACCTGATAGTTCACCCTCATGTGTATGGTGAGCATTATAATCACCTTTTACATTAATATTTGCCCACATACTTTGAATATACGGATCGCGATTTGTATATTCTTGAAGTACACCTTTTGCAGCAAAAACTATTGCCTGGTTAAATTCCTGAAAGATTGGATCTTGATAAAGATTATCTCTCGATTGCCAACCACCCATATTACTTTTTGTTTTGGATTGTTCTGTATCTGCCAGATCTAAAATATATTCACTGTAATCAATTGTTTGAAAATTTTGATCGTTCAGTACAAATCCCCAGATAGGGGTCTCAAAAAGATTATGTTGATTATGATGCATAATATTATAAGTCTTCAATTAGCTCCTGCAATTTTTCGTATGCGTCGCGATCTTCTATTTTTAATTTCATTAAAATACTTTCAAGCTCATGTTCTTCGAGCTCAAGAATTTCTTTTGCAAGAAGTATTTCCATTAGCTATGCGAACTCACAAAAGAATCGTACCACGATTCCATTTCAGTAGTTACTTCAGCATTTGTCATATCAACAGGATCGCCAGCAGGTTGGCCATCTGAATCCTCTGGTTGATTTTGGAACGGCTGAACGGCATGGATAGCTAATTGACGTGTAACAAATTCACTTTTCGATAATTCAGTTACAGTATCTGGTACATAGTACTCACGATCGGCTTCAGGTAATACCCATCCAACTTTGGTTTTGTCAATAGGGGATGCATGATAACCGCCATCATCTACCCAGAGAGGTGCAGTTGTTCCTCCTTTATTTGTAACAACATGCATTTTATATTCTACAACAGGCATTTATTTCTCCTTATTTGAATCTATCTGGCCCATTAATCCATATAACAAGTGCCCACCTTTCACCTTCTGTAACAGGTGCAACACGATGCGGCATGTAGCTTGGGAATAAGTTAATTGATCCCTGTTCACGAATACCTTGTCTGAGTACTCCATGATCGTTTACTTCTAAATCTCCGCCTTTGTATTTATCATCTGGCGAAAGCATAACTGAAATAGAAATTTTACGACATGCAGCATCGCCATGACCTACGTCAACATGCCAGTCATAATGTCCATTACCATCATCTGAACGGTAATGTAGTAACTGAAGTTCGTGAGTAATACCACTAATATTATATTTGAAATGTTCATGGTTAGCCATTGCAGTTGCTAACATTAACTTATCATAAATCCATCTTGTATCCTCATTCAGTCCAATATGGTACTGATCTACATTTCGAATACTCAGATCTGTTTTTGAAGTTGCTTCGGAACCAATCCTTGCCTTAAAGGCATATTGTTGATTTGCTGTTGCAATAACACGTTCGCATTCTTCAGGTGTAAAAGCTAGATTTGGTTTAAATCCACTGTAAAAAACTGCATACCCAGGAATGTGATCTGCTTGTGGTAGAACTGCCATTGTATTTGGTGAGAAATGATATTTGAATTCATAGGCATCAGGTTCTTCTTTAGGCTTCGGTTTTACTTCTTCTTTTTTACTTGAATCCAAACCAAGTTCAGGCCTTTTATCATTTGCCCATTCTTTATGTGGCCCGTTTGCATCAACATAATGGAAGAATACCTGTACTTGCCATTTACCTTTGTATGCTGGTCGCCAATGTACTAATTCATTTCCACGATACATAACCAAATCACCTACGTCAATTTGATAAGATGTACCAGGATCATCTTGATCTTTACCAAAGAAGATTGGCCAAATTGCTGAATCCGGATCATAGCCAAGAGTCATTGTTCCAGAAATTTCACATGATGGTCTATCTGTATGTTTTTTCAGAATATCGCCTGGCTGATAAAGACGTGCGTAAGTATATGTTGGAAGTATTTCTA